CAAGACGGGCCTGACGAACCGCGAGATATGGAAACGGTATGTCTATCCGAAGTACGGCATCAGCGAGCGCACCTTCTACAATCTGCTGAAGGCATCGACAACCTCCCATGTGGAGGACTTGTCGGAGCTTTCAGCAGAAGGCTTTTTGTTCCCCGAGCTGTTATTTCCCGAAGATGAGACCCGAGACCCGACGTATTTTAGGAAACATCCTTAACGACATCCGTGTGGAGATGTCGGACGAGTTCGACCAGAATTTCGAGCGCGAGGCGTTTTTCAGCGAGGCGTGGGAGCGGCGTAAAGGCCCGATAAACTCGGACTATAAACTGCTTGCCGGCAGGAACGAGCGCCTGCGCAAAAGCATCATGAGCCGGACAACAGAGAACAGCATCACCTTCTATACCACCGAGCCTGATGCCCGGTACCACAACGAAGGCTGCGAAATCGTGGTAACGAAGAAGATGAAGCGTTTCTTCTGGGCGAAGTACTATGAAGCCATAGGAGCATTCAGCCGCAAGAAGGACGGGACGACGCGGAAGACCAAGCAGAACGCGGTGATAGCCGAGCAATCGGAGTTCTGGAAGTTTATGGCGCTGAAGAAAGCCGGCACGACCATCAGAATACCCCGCCGCCGTTTCCTGGGCACGAGCCCGGAGGTGGAGAAATCCGTGCGTGAGATCATCAAGAGAAACATCACTGAATATATAAACTTAGAATTTGAGATTAACGAGAAATGAGAAAGGAACTGTACGGACTTATTTGTGAGCGCCTGTCGCGCCTGTATGAAACGGCGGATGGACAGCATGTGTATGTGGATGAGGGCGAGCCCGTGCCTGAGGGTGTGCAGCGCCTGGTGAAACATATAGATCTGTGGAACCACAATGTGGAGTTCATCGAGCAGGAAGAGAACTGGGAGCGCCCCGCGGTGTTCGTGGAGTTCGTGCCCATCCGATGGAACGCCATACAGCCGGGCGTGGAATACCGTGCGGAGGCACAGGTGAACCTGCATGTGGTGACCGACTGGCAGGGCAGTACCTCATTGGGCAGCGAGTTGCGTGAGGACGGGTTGCGCGTGTTTGACCTGCTGGAAACCATTCACAGGGAATTGGCCTGTGCCGAGGGAGAGACCTTCATGGAACTTGACCTTATGGGCAGCCAGACAAACCACAACCACGAGGAGATTATAGAAAACATCGAGATGTACCAATGCTTGGCCATCAGAAGCCTGTAAATGGTAAAAATCGAGCGAAAAGACAAAAAATCCGCTACTTTTGTTTGGAAGTAACGGATTTTTTTGTATATTTGCAGTGCGTAGAAATACGAAGGGACAGGGTCGAAGTAATGACCGTGTACCGCCCCAAGGTCGCTTTTCAGCGGCCTTATTTTATATCTTCAGTTCCTTCAATACCATTTCGTCTGCTATATAGAAGAAAATCCTACCATTACACTTTCGTCGTGCCTCTGTCAGAGCGGCATAATATTTCGCATCATGTGTGGGTATCTCGAATACGACCGCCTCGCCTCCTTGCTTTGTGAGTGCCTTCTTGGCGTATTTGACAATGTTGCCAGCCCCACCGGTTACGCATTTCAGGTCAGCCTTTATGCTGTCAAACAGAATATCGTAGGTTTGTCCTGCCGGCCTATTCACGCCCTGGAGATATTCGACATCGTGCCCATTGTCGGCAAGCACCTTGCACATTCTCATTTCTTTATTGAACTTGCTCCTTTCGGCATTGCTGGCCGTAGCTTCTGCTATACGCTCCAACTGCGTAGCCACAAGTCCGATGTCCTTTGGCGAAACATAGGTTCTTTCCCATGTTGTCTCATCATACCTTAGAATACGCTCAGCAGCTCCCGCGTTCTCGTTATTTTGTGCCCTTATAAAACGGCATGCGGCACACAAATCATTGTCCGGAATAAACACCAGGTTTGTCTTTCCCTTAGCCAGGTCGCAGTCGTTGCACCGCCTGATGGTATAGGGGTTGTAGTCGGGCACGGCTTTCTGCTCCTTGCCGGCATTGAACCTGAATATACCCTTAGAGTCCTTTCCCGTCGCCTCCTCGCCCAGTGCCATAGCCTCGTCATGCGGCGTAACGGGATACTTGGACTTGAGCACCTGTACGACGGTGCAACGGCAGTTCCAGCCGTTAGGTGGATAGTATGACTCCCAGAACGGGTCGGTGATGGGTAGCGTTACCCTGTTGAGGGCGGCATGTTCCGGCCTTACCTTCTTGTCGCCGGCCGTGCGGTACTGCAGGTTGTATCGGTCTCCGTCGCGCATGAAGCCTTCCCATTTGGCGGCCATCTGCGCCGAGGCCTGCACGAAGTTGTACTCGGCACGCAGGTAATTGGCGTTGTAGGTCTTGTGTATCCTTTGAACGTCATTCAAAAACTGTTTGAACGGCTTTCGATTGCCGTTCTCGTCAAGGAGCGAGGGGAACGCCTCGTTAAGCTCGTGGAAGGTCTTCATGCCGGAGAAGATATAGTTGGAGCGTTCCAGGCGACGGCGCATGGCATCGGACATCTCCACCTTTTGGAAAGATGTATCCAGCGCCGCGGCATGTGCCTCTATGAACTTCCGTATCCTGGGTGCTTCCAGTATCTCGATGCGGAACTGCGCTCCCTCTACCTTGTGGAGCGTCTTCATCATTCCCTCGAAGAGCGTGGAGAGTTCTTTCCTTATTTCCTCCTCACGGCTGAAAGTGGCTTGCAGTCGGCTGCTGCCCAGCAGGCGTGCATAGCGCTGGTGCAGCCCCTCGTAGTCGGAGGGGCTCAGTCGAAAAAAGGGCGTTTGCTTTGCTCCTGTCGCTTCTTTTTATCAGACTTGGGTGTTTTATTGTCCTTGGGGTCTTCATCGCCACCGTCGGGGGCCGTGGGGGCAAGAACGGGAACCTGCTGCCTGCGCTCGCCTACGGGCATATTGTATTTCTCCTCAAAATAGGCAGGATCCACCTCGTAGTTGTTCAGTACGAGCTGCTCGTAGGCCACCTGCTGCTCCGGTGTATAGTCCACACTGTAGTCCCAGTCGAAGTGTATGCCTGCGAGCGGGAAGCCGTGTCGAACCATAATGGGAAGGAGCTGGTTGTTCACCATATCCCTGATGGTGTCACAGTCTGCCTCGATGATGTTCTGGAACACCTCCAGATGCGTCTCGGACTGCGAGAGCGAGGAACCGTCCTCAATGGTCATCGTCTGACCGATGATGAGTTTGGAGAGTTCGGAGTTGGCCCGGTCAATGCGCCGGTCATAGACATTGAAGGCATCGCCCTTGCTGGACTCCACCACTTCAATATTCGTACCCTCCTGGAATATGCCCCAGCCCTCGGTGCCCATCTCCGACATCATCTTCTCCATCTTGGCGAGTTCCTTGTCGTCGCGCGTGGTGGTGCGTGCGATGCGCATGGGCATTCCGAATATCTCGGCAAAGGTGTCCCAGAAGGCCAGCGCGTTCTTCTTCGGTATGGTCTGCGTGGCCGCCTTGAGGTAGAGGCCGAGGCTGTCCGGCAGCCCCACCTCGATATACCAGTCGGCGAGTGGCGGCTTACGGTAGTCGAGGCCGTCCTTCCAGTCCTGCCCGAGGTCAGTGATGATTCTGCCGTATTCAGGTATGACATGCTTGCGGGGTATCAGTTTGACACCGTCGTAGGTCATGCGCCCGTTGATGTCGGTGGTGATGTTCCCCAGTTCAATGAGCGAATGTCCCCAGTAGTTGGCGTCGAGGCTGTATTTCATGAGCTGCTTGAACCATGCCGTGTTGAAATAGTTCACAGCCTCCTCGTCCTCCTCCCCATTCTCACCCGTGAGTTTGAAGGAACGTGCCATGACGAAGCCCTCGCGCTGCTGAATACAGCCGGAGAGGTGGAGGTCGATGTCCACATCGCGGTAGATGTCATAGAGCGGTTGCCGGTTGGGGTTATCCACATTGATGGCTCGCTGCCATGCCTGACGCCAGTCGCCCATGTCCTTCCGTATGAGCGCATCCGTGGTGCGCTGGAGCTCCACGACCGTTTTCTTGAAGCGACCAATATCTTTCTTGGCGAGGTGCAGTGTGCCGTAGGGTGTCTGCACAGTCACCGGTCTTGCTGCCTGTTTTCTGTTCTTTCCCATGATAGTTACCAGTTATGCCTTATTTTTTTCTGACTGCCATATACCAAAGGTATTCCGACAGGGTTTCCCTGCTCGTCGGTGGCCAGCGGCAGGTCGGGGACAATCTTTCCTGCCTGTACCCCCTCCAGCCACTTGACTGCCCTCTCGTAGCGTTCCTTGCGTATCTCCATACCCATTTTCTGAGGTGTGGAGGCAGCCATGTGGTAGAGGGCGATGTCGCAGGCATACATGACGGCGAGCCTGTTGCGCCGGCTTCCGGTGGCAGAGAATATGGCCTCCGTGTCGTATTTCGGGCGGAGGTAGCCGGCCATTTCCTCGATGGCCTCCGCCTCCGCATTCTCCCTGTTATCGGTACTGACCTGTGACACCACCTTGAGTGCCTGATCGCCGATGACAACTTTGTAATCTTCGTCTGTGATAAACATAAGCCACGTTTTACATTGTTATATACAAAGCCTTGGCTTCAATATCCCCGATGGTTGTCCCTTTGAGGAATATTCCGTTTGATACGAACTTCTTGAGTTCCTGTTTGGAGAGCACCTCAAGTTTACCCTTGACCACGATGACCATGTACTTGCGGTGCGTGATGTGGTGGAAATAATCCGCCTTTCTGACCGCACGCTTGAAGCGGACGGCAAAAACGATGTCTTTAATGAGTTTGAACATATCACCATAAGTTTTTAGAAGTCGGACGGTGCCCGAACCTCGGTTTGTAAATCTGCTGTCTTGTATTCTTCTGGAGAATATAGATGGCTCCCTCGTCGGCATCGNNACCGGACATGCCTTTCTCAAAGGCGAGCGTCTGCGCTACCCCGGCCAGCATGTCCGGATCTTCCTTCTGTGTCTGGTCGTAGAAGACGAAGCCCCGCTCCCATAACGGGCTGATGGCCTCAACGCGCTGGAACTTGTCCGGCTTCTTGCGTGTGTCGCCCGTGATGGGAAGCTGGTATCCCCGGATGTTGCCCTCTATGGTGAAATCGTCGAGGATGATGTCCTGCATGAAGTTCGCCTCCATGACAAAGCGGATGGCGATGCCGACTTCCTGGCTCCATTCGTAGAGGTCGTAGCACCAGCGCACCATCTCGGCGACGGAGGCCTTGCGGACGAACGCCCTGAGATGCCAGAGGTTGGTCTTGTGCTTTCCCCACAGCTTGGCAGCCTTGGTGTCATTGGTCTTCTTGCTTTTCCACGAGGGGTCGATGTAGAGGACGAATTCGGTAAAGTCCTTCCATGCCGGACGCTTTGCCCAGCGTATCCACTCCTGCCGGAATACCGTGCCCTCGACGATGGGGTTGTGCATCATCTCCTTGTTCCAGGCGCGGTACCCCACGAAGTCGGCATACTCCCGTGCCTCCTCCTTGGTCCATTTTTCCTTCCATACGGGATTGCCCTCGTTATCGACGGCCTTTATCTCGGACACATGTACACCCTTGGTGGCGCAGATGTTCGCCAGCACGGAAGTCTTGGAGATAAGGTTGCCGACCATAAGGAAACGACCGCGCCCCACGTCAAGCGCACCGAAGAGCGCCTCCTTGACCCAGTCGGTGAGTTCACGGACACGGCGCTCGTTGCGGCAGAGCTCGTCATCGTCGAGGTCGTCAATGACGATATAGTCTGGACGCGCCTCACGCTTGCGCAAGCCACGCGGCGACTGTCCCCGGCCACAGGCGAGGAAATAGACACCCTCCTTGGTTGTGAATTCGCCCTCGGTCCAGTTACCCATAGACATCTGCTTACCGAAATCTGCGATGATACGCCTGTTATATTGCAGTTCAGCCTGAATGTCTCCGAGCAGACGGTCGGCACTGTCCTCGGATTTACCCACCAGCACCATGAAATTGATGAGCCGCTTTGGCTGGAACATGAGCCAGAGCGGCATGAAGATGTCGAAATGAGTGGACTTGGCATGTCCGCGCGGCCACTTGAACACCGCCTTGAGATTGGGTGTGTCGTGTACCTTGCGCGCCGCCGCGTTGTGGAACGGCGCATTGTGGATGGTGCGGATAACCTCTCCCGTCACCTTGTCGCGGAGTTGCAGAAAGTGCGGAAAATAATACTCGCAGAAGGCGGCATAGTCCTTCTGCAGGCGGCGTATGCGCTGCTCCTTCTGCGTTGCGGTCTCTCGGACAAGGCTCCTGGTGTCGGTAATGGACTGTATCTGCCGGCAATGCTCCCTCCACTCCTCCTGTATCTGCTTGAGTTCTGTGATTGTTGCCATAGAATATGTGCTTTACAGTTCGGATGGGTGCTGCATGCGCTCCATGAGGAACTTGTTCTGGTACTTGTTGATGGCCTTGATGAGTTCCGGCGTAATCTCCGGGTCGTATGAAGCCTGGTCCTGAATCCATCGGTTGAATGCCATGAAAACCTCGATAGCGTCGATGACGTTTGCCTTCTTGTCGAGTTTCTCTATGGTAGCCGACAGTTTGGAGAGCTTGTCTGCCAGGGAACCGATGGCTTCCGGGTCTCCTGACGCGTTTACCTGCCCGATGAGATTGTCTATGGCGAGGAGCAGTTTGTTTACGAGTTCCGGGCGCGTGATGTTCTTGGCCGCACGTGCCTCCTTCCAACCTTCCGATGCGCACCATTTGGAGACGGTGACGCGCGACACCCCCAACTGGTCAGCAATCTCCGTCTGCTCCATCCCGGAGAGGTAAAGCGACCTGCCGATGTTCTTTTTTTGTTCTATCTCTGCCTTTGTCATAAAATGAAATGGATTAAAAAACAGTGCAAAGATGCTGTTTTTCAGCCAATCCGGAAAAGAAGTGTGCATTGCTTGCATAGAAGTGTGCAACCATTTCACACTTTTTTTGACGGGCGATGAAAACACCGCATCTTTGCATCAAAAAAGCGATGATATGAGCAAGACAAATCGAGTGAGAATCAGCAATGAGAGCCTGAACAGCTACGGTACACGCGTGCTGACGGCGGGAATGAACGTCGAGCAGTACAACCGCAACCCCGTGCTGCTGTACATGCACGAGCGCGGTCAGGTCATCGGCGTGGTGAAGGACCTGAAGGTGGAAGAAGGTGAGGTCACCGGTGAACTGGTGTTCGACGAGGCCACGGAACTGAGCAAGCGCTGCAAGAAGCAGTGGGAGTTCGGCTCCCTGAAGATGGTGAGCGTCGGCATAGACATTCTGGAGACCAGCGAGGAGCAGAAGTTCCTGGTACAGGGACAGACCGCCCCGACCATTACAAAGAGCAAGTTGTTCGAGGTGTCACTGGTGGACATCGGAGCGAATGATGACGCCATCGCGCTGCACAAGGACGGCGTGCGACTGACATTGGGCAAAGATGCGGCAGATGTGTTGCCGCCACTGCATAGTAATAACAAATCCAAAAAGCAAAAGACAATGGATCAAGAGAAGTTAGCCCTCATGCTGGGCTTGCCGGCTGATGCCGACGAAGCGGCCATCCACGCCGCCATCGGCCAGTTGCTGGCGAAAGGAAAAGAGGTCGATGACCTGAAGAAGGAGAAGGATGCGCTGCTTGCCGCCCGCATCGAGGCGATGGTGGACGCTGCCGTGGACGAGAAGAAAATCCTGCTTGCCAAGAAGCAGCAATTTGTGGACCTTGGCAAGAAGATCGGTGCCGAAGAACTGAAGGCCACCCTTGACGCGATGGCTCCCGTAGTGAAGGCAAGCGAGCTCATACACGGTGGTGCGCCTGCCGGCAATACCGCGGAGTATGCCAAGCTGAGCGACGTCCCGGCCGACAAACTGGAGGAAATGCGCAAGAACGACCGTGCGCAGTACTGCAGGCTGTACAAGGCCGAGTACGGATTCGACTGTGAGATTTAACCAACCCTGTAATAACAACAAAACGAAAGAAGCAATGACAAGATTGATTGCAATGTTTGCGGCAGTCCTTTTTAACTGCCTCATGGGCGGCACCCTTGCCGCCGTTGCCGGCCTGTCGCCCATGACGGGTGCCGTCGGCATGAATGTGCTTGCCGCCGTCATCGGGCAGGCCGCCCCTGTCGGAAGTCTCCGCGCGGGTGTTTATACCGAGATATGGACGGGCGAGCTGGTGAAACACCTTCGCCGTGGACTGGAGGCTACCTTCCTCGACGGTATCCCCGACAGTTCGAGTATCGTGAATAACGATGTCATCCACCTTGTGGAGGTTGGCGTGGACCCTGACGTATTGATCAACAACACGACCTATCCTATTCCCCTCCAGGCACTGGATGACAAGGACATCGCCATCAAGCTGGACAAGTTCCAGACGAAGGTAACTCCTATTACCGATGACGAACTCTACGCATTGAGTTACGACAAGATGGCCCGCGTGAAGGAGAGCCACGGTAATTCTATAAACGACTCGAAGTTTGCCAAGGCTGCCCATGCCCTTTGCGCACAGAAGAACACCGCCACCACGCCCGTGCTGAAGACCACCGGCGAGAAAGACCCCGTAACGGGTCGCCTGAAGATGACGGCAAATGACCTGTTGAATTTGAAGCGTGCGCTTGATAAGTTGAAAGTGCCCGCCCAAGGTCGTCGCCTGGTGCTTTGCAGTGAGCATGCCAACGACCTGTTGGAGGTTTCCCAGGTGTTCAAGGAGCAGTACAACATCAACCGCAACGACGGCACGGTGGGCAGACTGTATGGCTTTGACATCTATGAGTTCGGAAATAACCCGCTGTACACCACAGCCGGCGTGAAGAAGGATGTCGGCGCGACAGCGGAGGCAGGTGAGTTCCAGTGTTCCTTCGCCTTCTATACCCAGCGCGTGTTCAAGGCCACGGGCTCAACGAAGATGTACTACAGCGAGGCTGCCACCGACCCCGAGTATCAGAGAAACAAGATCAACTTCCGCCACTACTTCATCTGCATGCCGAAGAAGGCAGATGCCGGTGCCGTGATGATGAGCGGTTACAAGGATCCAAGCATTCCTGAAGGATAAGTATAACCCAAAAAGCAATACAAATGAAACTGAAAGTAACAATCATATTTCGTGACCGTGACGACCATGTTACGGTGTATGAGCCGGAGACCATTCTGGAAGTGAAGGACAAGGAACGTGCCAAGTCGCTCATTGAGCGCGGGCTGTGCAAGGAGTTCAAGGGCAAGACAGAACCTGCCTATATCCTCGGAGAGGAACAGGAGAAGGTGAAGCAGACTCCGGAACCCGAAACAGATCCGGAGGCATCCACCAACACGGAAAGCGATGAGTAAGCCGATGAAGTATCTTGTAATCCACTGCACCGCCACGCCTGAAGGCCGTGAGGTAAGCTCCAAGGAGATACGCCACTGGCACACCGACCCGGTAAGCAAGGGTGGGCGTGGCTGGAAGCAGGTGGGCTACACGGACCTCTTCCACCTTAACGGCTGCGTGGAGCGGTTGGTGGACAACAACGAGGATGCTCAGGTGGATCCGTGGGAGGTTACTAACGGCGCAGCAGGCTACAACAGCGTGAGCCGGCACATCGTGTATGTGGGTGGCTGCGACAAAACCATGAAGCCAAAGGACACGCGGACGGCGGCGCAGAAGGAAGCCCTGAAACACTATGTGCGCGACTTCCACGAGCGTTTCCCTCAGATACGAATCGTAGGACATCATGAACTGAACCCCGGCAAGGCCTGTCCCTCCTTTGACGTGCAGAAGTGGCTGCTCAAAATAGGAATCAGACAGTAATGCCCTAATATGACAAAGGTATGGAACTCAGTGAAATTATCAATCTGGTGCTGGGTGGCGGCCTGGTGGCAACGATAGCAGCCATCATCACATTGAAATCGACCGTGAGGAAAGCGAAAGCGGAAGCAGAGAAAGCGACAGCCGAAGCCGAGACAGTCCGGATTGATAACACTGAGAAAGCCACCCGAGTACTGATAGAGAACATCGTAAACCCTCTAAAGGAAGAACTCAATGAAACAAGAAAAGACCTCAACGCCACCAAACGCGAGATGGCACGGCTCCGCAAGGCTATCGATGACGCTAATAGCTGTCGTTACAGCGATGACTGTCCTGTGCTTCACAGGATGCGCGTCGAGCAGAAAAAGCGTGAGCCGGGCGACCTCCACGAGCCACGAGGTGAGCCACCTCGCCGTGGACAGCACGGTGAGCGTCGAAGAAACCTGGCAAACACCCGTGAAGGTGCCGATGTCGGCAGTGAGTCTGACGCTGAACCTGGACAGTCTTCGATTGCTGCCCCAAGGGGCGGGCTACACGGCGAGACAGGGCCAGGCGAGCGTGAAGGTGAGCCGCAAGGCACCGACGGCTGATGAGCCGGAGCGGATAGTGATTGAAGCCGGATGCGACAGCCTGGAACTGGTGTGCGCCAGATATGCCAAGACCATCAACACGCTGAAGCGACAACTCAAAATTGCGAGCGACAGCAAGGCTGAGCACAAGGAGGAGGCGAAGGAAAGTACCGGTAACGGCTTCCTCATGCGGCTCAAATACTTCCTGGCTGGGCTGTTGGCGGGAGTTATCGGAATAGTATATACATTCATAAAACTGAAAAAGAAATGAGCAAGAACAAATTCATCTACGGCATCGCAGCCGTGAAATTCAACTCAACCCTGATGGGTTACATCGAGAAGGGCAGCTGGGACTGGGGCGGCACGAAGCCGGAGAGTACGGACGTGGAAGCCGAGCAGGTTCCCGATGCGCCGGTTCTGACGCTGATGCAGAAGAACGGGCAGATTGCCCCGACCTTCAACCTCATCCAGCTGGACTACGAGAATTTCAAGAGCGCCCTCGGCGGCACGCTGGTGGAGACCGGCAGCGAAGGCAACAAGAAGGTGACGGGCTGGAAGGCTCCGACCTCACTCGTAGACCTGCACGGCAAGTGGGAAATCGACTTCGTGAGCGGTCAGACCATGACCATTCCGAACGGCACCATCCTTTCTAACCTCGGTGGCAAGCTGACCCTGACGGAGGTGTCGAAGATAGAGTGCCAGCTGAAGGTGAACAAGCCTGAGGACGGCGGCGCTCCTTACGAAATCAACGACACTCTTGATGAAGGCTGATGGACGAGCAAGTAATCAGGAAAATCCAACGGGAGGGAGCGGAAGCCTTGCTTGATGCGGGTGTTTCCCTCCCTCTCAAGGATTTGAGGATACCCTTCAGGAAGCAGCCCCTGCGGCTGCGCCTGACGATGAAGCGCCCGACGCTTTCCAGGCAGATAAAGATTGCGCACGCCTACCTGACCATGAACACGACGGCGGAGGAACTAGAAGCTATGGACCATGAGGGGCAGATGGCGTTCCTGGCGCGGCACGGCAAGACGCTGAGCCGCATCATCGCCCTGACGATGGAGCGTTGGTGGCTTCCGGTGTGGCTGCTGTCGTGGCTCGTGAGGCACTGGATGAAGTGGGAGTACCAGAAGGCTGCCTTCTCCCAGTTCGTGCTGCTGATGGGCACGCAGTCTTTTATACCTATTATCAGATCAGCCGAGATGACGAACCCGATGAAGCTGAGACTGAGCCACGGAAGGAAGGGGAGTTAAAGAGCCGTTGGGAAGGCTCCCATAGCCCCTTCGGATTTGTCTGGCAGATAGCGAGCGCGACAGGCTGGAGCGTGGACTATATCCTGAACGGCGTGAACTACCAGACGCTCATCATGATGCTGAGCGACGCGCCCCGCTATGTGGACAGCAAGACGAAAGAGGACGACAACCGTACCGCCGAGGAGGAAGCCGGGGACATCGTGGGCTTTTTCCAGAGCAAACTGAAAGCATAACACACCTTGCGACTGAGTCGCAAGGCACCAAACACCGAGTAAGCAAATGAAACCAGTAGAGATAGAATTCCTGATGCGCGACAATCTGACCGCCGGTCTCGACAAAAGCAAGATGAGTGTCGAGCAGCTGCTGGGTGCCGCCCGTCGTGCCTCCCTCATCATCAACACCAAGATCGAGGAGCAGCGGAAGGTCATCGACGGCGTGAACTCCGACCTGGACAGGATGCAGCGGAAACTGCAGACGATGAAACCCGGTACGGGTCAGCAGGAACTGCTGGCGGAGATAAGTGCCTGCAAGAAAGTCCTCGCAGAGGAGACTGGCGCGCTGCAGCAACTGGAGAAGGAACACCAGCAGGCCAAACAAGGCGTGGCCCAACTGGAGCAGGAATACCGCAAGATAAGCATTTCAGAGGAGCAGGCAGCGGCGGCGAATAAGAGCCTTACCGACAAGATACGGGAGCAGAAGGCCGTAGTCAAGCAGGTGGAGGCAGATGTGCGCGCTTTGCAGAAGGCCTACGAGCAGGCTGCGCCCGGCAATGCGCAGGGTGCGGCACTGGCGGAACTGAACGCCGCCAAGAAAGCCCTGCAGGAGGACAAGAACATCCTCGCCTCGCTGACCGAGGAGCAGGAGCGCAACAGGGAGAGCAACAAACGCCTGTCGCGCCAGTTGCGCGAACTGCAGAACGACATGGCACGCATGCGCCTGAACGGTGAGCAGAACACCGAGGAGTACCGGCAGATGGCACAGAAGGCCGCGCAGCTGTCCGACACCCTCGGCGATTTGCGTGCCCAGACCAATATCCTCGCCAACGACGACGCGAACCTTCAGGGCTTCATCTCCGGCGTGAACGGCCTGTCCGGAGCGTTCACCACGGCCACGGGTGTTATGTCCCTGTTCGCTTCAGAGAATGAGAACCTGATGAAGGTGCAGGCACGTGTGCAGAGTGTCATGGCCATCACGATGGGACTGCAGCAGGTGTTCAATGCACTGAACAAGGACAGTGCCTTCCGTCTGGTTACGGTAACGAAAGTAAAGAACCTGCTGACGGCAGCCAACTACCGTCTTGCCACCTCGCTGGGTATCTCCAACGCGGCGGCTACGGCACTCATGGCCACGCTGACGCTCGGCCTGTCCGTCGTCATTACCGGCCTTATCGTGGCGTGGAACAAGCTGTCCGACGCACAGGAAGAGGCTGCACGGAAAGCCCAGGAGCGTGTCGAGATAGAATCGCAGGGGCGTGCGGAGATGATCAAGACCCGCTTCGAGATAGACACCACCCGTGAGAGCCTGAAGAACTTCACCGGCTCCAAGGAAGAGGAGAAGCAGAAGTGCGAGGAGATGAACCGCAAGTACGGCGAGGCTTTCGGCTATTACGATACCGTGGCCCAGTGGTACGACGTGCTGACGCAGAAAGCCGAGCAGTATATCGAGATGCTGTTCCTCCAGGCAGAAGCCCAGGCACTGGTTAACAAAGCCGCTGAGGTGGACGCGAAACTGAATGAAACACATGCGAAAGATGCGGGAGAGTTTACCGGTGGTGTCTTGGGGTGGCTCGGGGACCAATTTACAAGAATCGGGTCAGCTCAGATGAACAGGCAACCTGGTGTGCCTTACCAGGATGCTGACGCAATCATTAGAAGAAGACGTGAGGGCGTGAAAGCTGATGAGGAAAGCCAACTGAAAAAACAGCGGGATGATTTGTTGGCAGAAGCCAAGCAGAAGGTACAGGAGGCTGCTAAAATTGGTAAGAGCAACAATATTGGCGGGCACTCCGCCCCCGACAAGCCAAAGAAAACCGCAGGCAAGACCACTGCGAATAACAACAGAAACGAAGAGGAAACCACTGCCAAGGAGCTGCTCGTCCTTCAACAGAAAAACCGCCAGGCGGAGATAGACCTATTGAAGGAAGGCTCCGAGAAAAAGCGACGCCAAATCAAGGAAAATTACGACAAGGAGATGGCCGAGCTCTCCTCCCAGGAGAAGAAGTGGCGTGACGCCCAGAAAGGCCACCTTACCCAGGAGCAGAGCGATGCGCTGGAGAAAGGGCGCACCCTCGCCGTACAGAAACAGAAAGACGGCGAGGACGAAATCGCGAAGGAAGAAGCGAGAAAACGCCTTGAGCAGCAACGGGACGAGGTACAGGCCATGAGCGATTACCTGAAGACTTATGGTTCGTTCCAGCAGCAGAAGCTGGCCATCGCCAAGGAAGCTGCGCAGCAGATAGCGGAGGTGGACGCGAACGAGGTGAGCGAGACGACAAAGAAATGGCAGAAGGCGAAGATACTGAAGGAGCAGGAGGAGCGCGAGGCGAGCCTGCGGTTCGAGGAGATCAGCCGGGGCATAGACTGGAACGCCCTCTTCAGCGGCGTGGGCAACCTGACGAAGGAGATGATGGAGCCGATGATGGAGCAGTTGCGCGCCTATGTGGAAACAGAGGATTACCGGAAGGCTGACGCCGAAACCCAGCAGAAGGTGTCTGACCTGATACAGGAGATGCGGAAGTATGTGGGCACGGACCAGAGCGCGACCTGGCAGAAATTAGACGAAGCCATCAGGCAGTTCATGGACAGCGTGGCTGCCTACGACCGTGCTGTAAAAGCAGAAGAGGTCGCCGTGAAGGCACGGGACGATGGCAAGAAGCGCCTGGCTTCCGGGGACATCACGGAAGAGGAGTACAAGGCGCTTGAGCAGAAGGCAGAGGAATTGGGCGATGCCACGGCACAGGCCCGCGAGAACATGGAGGACTTCGGCACGGCGCTGAACCGCACCTCCGACGAGGTGGCGAACTTCACGAGCGGCCTGACTACGGCGCTCAGCAATGCCAAGGGCTGGCAGGGCGTGGAGGGCTTCGGCGGCCTGCAGCAGAGCGTGGGGCAGATAGACCAGTTGAAGGGCACGCTGGACTCCATACTGCCCCAGATGGGCGAAGGGATGGCGAAGACAATAGGCACGACGCTGTCGGGAACGATGGGCAGTGCTCTGGGCAGCATCGGGGGCGGGCTACAGAGCGTGCTGTCGAGCGGTATGGGCAGCGTGATAGGCATCGTGGCTCAGATACCGAAACTGATACTGGATCTTGCGAACGGTATCAAGAGTTTCGTTACGGGCGTGCTGGACTCCATCACGGAACTTATCTCGCTCAGGTGGATTGATGACCTGGTGGTGAGCATACTGGACGCCGTCGGCAACCTTATAGACGCCATCTTCGACCTTCCGGAGAACCTCTTCAAGGTGCTGGAGGGCATCGTGGTGAACGGCGTGGGCGGTCTGCTGGACACAGTGCTGGGGCGTGTGGGTAACATCCTCTCCTTCGGCGCGCTGAGCAGCAAGGGACCGAGCGACTGGTTCACGAACAGCAACGAGAAGGAGGTGGCCGCAGCCATCGACCGACTGAGCAAGCGGAACGAACTGCTGGAGCAGGCCATTGAGGACCTGACGGACGAGATGAAGTCGGCACGGGGCGCGACGGCGATACGCATATCGAGCGACGCGGAGAAACTGCAGCGCGAGACGAACGAGAACTACAAGGGCATAGCGCAGGCGCAGGCAGGCTACCACTCGGCACACCATAGTTTCAATTATTATTGGGGCGGCTACAGCGACGAGCAGATAGCACGGCTGAGCCGCCAGATGGGCAGGCAGTGGACCGGCGACCTGTGGGACCTGAGCCCTGAGGAGATGAAGATGCTGCGCTCCAATGTCGATATGTGGAAGCAGATTGAGGATACCGGCAAGGGCGGCTACGGCGGCCGTGTGGCGGAGAAACTGAACGCCTACATTGAGCAGGCGGGCAAACTGCAGGAGATAACGGACGCGCTCTACGAGAACCTGACCACGACGACGAAGGACAACGTGTTCGACGACTTCCTTGGCTCACTCTACGATCTTGCCGACGGCTCGGAAGAGGTGTTCGACGAGATAGCCCAGAACTGGCAGGCGATGGTGAACAAGATGGCGGTGAACAATCTCGTAGGCGCGAAGTTCCAGAAAAGCCTCGAAACCTGGTTTGAGAGCCTGGCAAAACTGAACCAGGCGCGCACGAACGGAGAACTGACGGATGCGGAATACCGGAAACGGCTGGAGGCTCTGAAGGCGGAATACGAGGGCTATGTGAACAGTGCGAAGCAGGACATCGAGCAGCTGAAGGATGCGGGCATCATCAAGGAAACTGACAAATCCGGCGGTACGACACAGAGCGGCAAGGCCGGTGCCTTCATGGCGATGAGCCAGGACCAGGGCACGAAACTGGAGGGGCTCTTTGTTTCAGGGCAGATGCACTGGGCGAGCATCGATGACCGTGTGGAGGACGTGGCCGGAAAGATGGACGCGGCGCAGCAGCACCTGAAGAAGATAGAGGACAACACGGGGAGCAGCGCGGCATCGCTGAGCGCCATCAAGGATGAGATAAGGAAAATAGTGCGTGATGGAATAAAAGTCAAGTGATATGGACAAGATATTAGGCGGACTGGTGCTGATCAACGGCACGGACATCTGGAAGGAGTACGGCGTGTTCCTGACGGAGGAGAAGAAGGGCGGCATGGAAAACCTGAACGCCATCCTGATGCCGAGCAAGGCCAAGGAGCATGTGGGCGTGGAAATACGGGAGCATGACGGAAAGAAATACTCCCGGGCGCTGGTACCTGCCAACGCGGAGCGCGACATCACGCTGCACTTCGCCCAGTATGCGAGGTCGCGGGAGCAGTGGCTGGCCAACTACATGGCCTTTATCCGCTTCCTGAAGACGGGCAAGGACGGCTGGCTGACGATTACCTTCACGGAACTGGGGCTGACGCTGAAGGTCTTTTACCTGGACTGCAGCGCCTACCGGTCGCTGACCTACCTGTGGAAGGAGGGCGTGCAGGCCAGCCGCTACAAGGTAAGGTTCCGCGAGCCCGAACCGATTATATAACATCGTTCAAACATCATTCAAACACCGATTAAACGATATAAAAATGCTTCTGACACTATATGACAGTTACGGCAACGTGAAGGCACGGATAGCGCCCGACGAGAGCAGCACGCAGGACAAGGAGATACAGGGGGACAACCTCCTGAAACTCTCGTTCACGCTGTACGAGTTCGTGCCTATCGACGTGAACGACTATGTGGACTACGGCGGTGAGCGGTACTGGGCGGTGGAGAAATACGCTCCTGCCCAGAAGAGCACGGTGGAATGGGAATACAGTCTCCAGCTGTACGGCATAGAGAGCCTGATCAAGCGTTTCTTAGTTCTGAACAACACGGACGGCGGGAACGAGGCGGTGTTCACGCTGACAGGCCGTCCCGTGGACCATGTGCGACTGATCGTGCGGAACATCAACGACGGCATGGACGGCACGACGAATTTCAAGGCGGGTGCCGTGGAGGGTACGGAGAACGTGGTGATAGACTACACAGGCAAGTACTGCCAAGAGGCGCTGAAGGAACTGGCGGAGGCCGTGGGCACGGAATGGTGGTTTGACGGCGAGACGCTGAACCTCTGCCGCTGCGAGCACGGCGAGGAGGTGGCACTGGGCTACGACAAGGGGCTGACCTCATTGGACCGCGACACGGCGGATGGGGCGAAGTTCTACACGCGCCTGTTCCCGATAGGCAGCACGAGGAACATAGACCCTGAGAAATACGGGCACAGCCGGCTGATGCTTCCTGACGGCGCACGGTATGTGGACGTGAACGTGGAGAAGTACGGCATCATCCACCACTATGAGCAGAGCGCCTTCGCGGACATCTACCCTCGGCGCGTGGGCGTGGTGGGCAGCGTGCGCTACGAAGAGGTAAAGGACAAGGACGGCAAGCCCTTCACGATATACTACTTCCGGGACAACGACCTGCCCTTCGACCCGAACGACTACGAGATAGGCGGGCTGGTGAAACGCGTGTCGTTCCAGGAGGGCAGCGAGCTTGCGGGGCTGGGTACGGACAATGACCATTATTTCGAGGTCAATTTCAACAGCGACACGAAGGAGTTTGAAATCATCACGATATGGCCCTACGATGACGACACGCAGCTGCCGGGCGGCACGCTGGTGCCGAAGGCGGGCGACAAATACATCCTGTGGAACATCCGCATGCCGGACGAGTACTATGGTCTGGCGGAGAAGGAACTGCGCAGCGCGGTGGACGAGTACAACCGCAGGCACGCCTTAGACGTGAGCCGCTACAAGGCTCCGACGGACCATGTGTGGATGGAGGACACGGGGACGGAACTGTTTATAGGGCGGCGCATACGATTAGAGAGCAGGGAGTACTTCCCCGAGACGGGCTACCGGCAGAGCCGTATCACGCGGATAAGCCGGAAGGTGAACCTGCCGGGGCAGATGGACCTTGAAATCAGCGATGCCCTCTCGACGGGGGCGATGGCGAAGATTGACGATGCCATCGCCGAGGCGAGGAACTATGCGGGGACGATGGTCGGCTCCATCAACGTGCCGGACATCATCCGCAGCTGGGACACGACGAAGCCGGCGGACACGAACCTGTACAGTGCCAGAAGGACGCACAAGGAGTTCCTGAGCAAGAACAGTGAGGACCGTGCCCGGAAGAAAATCATCTTTGACGAGGGGCTGGATCTCGGCGACTTCGAGGCGGGCACGCAGGGCGGACACCTTGACGGTAAGGGCAACGCGGAACTGCTGACGCTGGTGGTACGTGAGCTGCTGCGCTCTGCCCGGTTCACGGACGGCATGGCCGGCGAGGGGTGGCAGATGTGGATAGACAAAGCCGGGCTGGCGAACCTGACGCTGGACAAACTGACGGTGCGGCAGGTGATGGTGGTGCTGGAGATGCTGATAGAGCGCGTGCGGAGCATCGGCGGGCAGTTGGTGGTGAGTGCCGCCAACGGCAAGATAAAGAGCGTGGAGAAGGCAGACGGCTACTGGCGCATCACTTTCGAGCAGGAAAACACCTTCGAGCCTCACGACCTGATGCGCTGCGCCACCTTCAGCGGCGGACGGCAGAAGAGCTACTGGGTGGAGGTGGCCGCCGTGGAGGGCGAGGCAGTGCTGGTGTCGGAAAGCGAGTTTGACACTTCCCTTCCGGAGGCTGCCGACGAGTGCGTGCAGATGGGCAACACCGAGAACGCGCTGCGCCAGAACCTGATACTCATCTCGGCGACCGAGGACGGTCAGCCCCGCGTCGATGTGATGGACGGCGTGAAGGAAAAGAACTTTAGGGGCTGCCTGCGTGCAAGATTAGGAAACCTTGACGGTATCAAGGACGACCGATTCCCTGCGGACAACCAGCCCCACGGCAACGGCCTGTACAGCGACAATGCCTACCTGCGCGGTACCTTCCTGCTCGTAACGGGCGAGGACATCAAGACGAAATTCGAGATTACAGAGGGGAAAATCGCAAGCAGCGTGTCCGCGCTCCGTCAGGACTTCGCCACGGATAAGGGCTACCTGAACAATCCGAGCTTTGACGAGGGGCTCTCCAAGTGGCTCACGGAAAACGAGACGGTGTTCTGGCTGGTGGGCAACAAGTGGATATGGGCCAACAAGAACGTGCTGACGAAAAAAGGCGACGGTGCGAGCGTTACGAAGGATGACGGGCGTGTGGTGGTGCATATCAGGAACAAGTACATCACGCAGAAGAACGCCAACTTGAAGAGCGTGCCCCCGATGAGCACCAATGCCGATGGCAAGAAGGAAGCCTTGCCAGTGTACCTGAGTTTCTTCTACCGCTGCGCAAAGGAAGGCACGCTGAAGGTGCGGTTCGAGAATGTGGATAAGACCGGCTTTGAGAACTTCAACTCAATGGAAGTGGAGGAAGCGCTTTCCCCGACTGAGGGCTACAAGCAGTTCTCCTGCAACGGGCTTTGGAACGGCACGGGAGACTTCACGCTGAGCTTCACGGGGGACATCTACCTCTATATGCTCATATTGAGCACGGACAAGATAGAGAGCCTGATGTATAAATACCGCACGCTGTTCGAGCAGAGTGAGAAACTGGTAAACATCGCTGCCCAGAACTTCGACAAAGACGGCAGGGTACTTGCCGAAAGCGGCATCATGGTAAAGGCAGAAGGCAGCGGTATCTACGCACAGGGATCTGACGGAAAACTGGCATTGATAGGCGTCGGCGTTGAGGAAAGCTATACAGACGAAAACGGCCAGGAACAGACCCGCACGGTCATCAAACTGCTTGCGGACAACATCAAACTGGAGGGACTGGTAACGGCGAATGGTAATTTCAAGATACTGCCCGATGGCAGCATGGAGGCCAAGAACGGCAAGTTCTCTGGGAAAATCGACTTGTATGACAGGGAAGATGGCCTGACGGTATTCGATG